AAGCAGGGCGCCGTCATGGGCATGGACGCGGCTCTTTCGACCCTCGAAGACGAATGCGCCGAGCAGGGCCTCGACTACGAAGAGGTGCTCGAGCAGCGAGCATACGAGCTCAAGCGGTTCGATGAATTGAAGATCCCGCGGCCAGCATGGGCTGGACAATTCACCGCGACCGAGGCGGCGAAGAAGCCGGAAGCAACATGATCAAGCCCGAACGGTTCTTTAATGCACCGCTGGCCCTCTGGCCCGGTCATTCCGCCGCGGTTTTGGAAATGTTGCGAGTGCCGCATGAGGCACATTCGCTCGTCTCAGTCCCAAGTGCATCGACGCCGGGTCAGGCGTTGGAGCTTCGCGACCGACCGCGACTCTACGACTTGGTTGATGGCGTGGCGATCGTTCCGATCCGAGGCGTGTTGGTTCATACCCGCACATGGTGGGCGTGGGAGGAGACCGCATATAGCGAGATCGCCCAAACGTTGGTCGCCGCGCTCGACGATCCGGAAGTCAAGGCCATCGCGTTGCACGTCAACTCCCCGGGCGGAGAGGTGGCTGGTTGCTTTGATTTGGCGGAGGCAATTTATCGAGTGCGCGGCGAGAAGCCGATCTGGGCGATTCTCGACGAATACGCATTTTCCGCCGCCTATGCGCTCGCGAGCGCTGCCGACAAAATCATAGTGCCGCGCACCGGCGGCTCCGGCTCGATCGGCGTCATCACGATGCACATCGACGTGACGCAGATGCTGGAGAAGTTCGGCGTCAAGGTCACGACTATACAATTCGGTTCGCGGAAATCCGACAGCTATCCAACAACTCCATTATCAGATGGTGCGCGCGAGCGGTTCCAGGCCGACGTTGACGCTATGGGCGAAATGTTCGTCGACATGGTCGCGCGCAATCGCGGTCTCGCCGCGAGCAAAGTCCGCGCCACCCAGGCCGGTTGTTTTCTTGGTGCAACCGGCGTCGCCGAAGGTCTGGCCGATGAGGTGCTGTCGCCCGACGAAGCATTTCTGAGCCTCGTTCAATCGATCGCGTGAAATCGCGTTCCCTTCATTCAAGTTTCAACATCGGAGAAAAGTCCATGAGCACAAGTGTTCCGTCTGCCGGCGCCTCGCCTTTCTCGCATCTCGCGCGCAATGCGCAGCCGGCCGTTGCCGGCAAGGCCTCCGATGACGACGACAAGAAGAAAAAAGATGAGGAAGAGGCCAAGCGCGCCGAGGACAAGAAGAAAGAGGACGAGGAGGCCAAAAAGGCCGAGGACAAGAAGAAAGAGGATGAGGAGGCCGCAGCCAAGAAAAAGGCCGACGACAAGAAAAAGGAAGAGGACGCCAAAAAGGCGGACGATGACGACGGAGACACCAACGACGAGAAGGACCCCGAGGCTCGCGCGGCCCGGGCTCGCGAGCGTGGCCGCATCCGCGCGATCGTGACGTCGGACGCCGGCAAGCTCAATCCCGTCGGCGCCATGCATCTCGCAACCGGCACCTCGATGTCCCGTTCGCAAGCGATCGAGACCTTGCATGCGATGGGCGTCCCAGCCGCGGCTGCAGAGCCGGCGCGTCAGACCGATACCCTTCGCGATCGCATGGCGACCGTGAAAAATCCCGACGTCGGTCCGGACGGCGCGCAGGCGCCGGCCGCGGGCAGCGTCCAGGCGACCGCGGCCGCGATCGTCGCCGCCGGCAAAAAACGTCGCGGCGAAGCCGCCTGACGCGTAAGCCGCGCTCGCGCGGCGCTCCGTAGCACTCCCAAACCCTCAACGTTCCAGCAATCGAAAGGAGCGCCGCAATGGCCCTCAATCCGTCGTTTATCGGCAATAATGCGCAGCAGCCTTCCGCCGCCGCGGAGAGCTACATTCCCGATCAACTCATCGCCGGCAGCCTCAAGCTGGTCAGCGATCTGGCGACCGTTTCCGGCAGCGCCATCCTGCAGCGCGGAAGCGTGATGGGGCTGAGCAAGTTCGGCAGCGTGTCGGGCACGGCCGGTAAGGCCTTTGCCTCCGGCACGATCGCGATCGCGGCAGTGCCGACCGCGGCCGACACCCTGACGATCCAAGGCACCGCGATCACCTTCGCGGCCGCCGTCCCCGATGTCGCGCCGCCGGCCAACACGGTCTATATCGGAACCACCACGGCGCTGACCGCGCAGGCGCTGCTGGCGCTGCTGGTCGGCTCGACCGACGTCAATCTCTCGAAGCTCACCTACACGTTGTCGGGCTCGACCATCGCGGCAAAGGCAGCGATCCCCGGCACCGGCGGCAATGCCTACACGCTGGCGACGTCGGATTCGGGGGCGTTCACGCTCTCGGGCGCGACGCTTACCGGCGGCACCGCCAACACCGGCAACGCGACGCTCAGCGCCATGTCGGGTGGCGCCAAGATGCAGATGGGCAGCTATACGGCGACCTGCCTGACCGCGACGACCGCGCAAGTGATCGATCCGGCCGGTGAGGAGATCGGTGTCGCAACGTTCGGCACGGCGTTCGCCGACTCGCAGATCAACTTCACGATCACCGCTGGCGGCACGCCCTGCGCCGCCGGCGACGCCTTCGTGCTCGTTGCCGCTCCGACCACGGCGGGGCTCTATACGCTCTGCACCGCCAGCGCGGTCGACGGCACGGAAGTCCCGGCAGCGATCCTGGTCGACACCACCGACCCTACCGGCGGCAACGTCAGCGCCGGCGTCTATCTGATGGGCGAGTTCAACGCCAATGCCCTGGTTCTCGATCCGAGCCTCAGCCTGGCTGCGGTCAAGGCAGCCTTCGCCGGCAAAGGCATCTTCATCAAGAACGCGGTGTCGGCGTTCGATCCGAGCTGATCGTATCTGGCGTCTCTTCCATTCCAACAATCACACCAACACTCGCGCCCTGGCTCGTACGAGACGGCGCAAACACGGAGAATGAGTCATGGTTGCGACCCCGGGCGGTAATCTGATCTACGATACAAACGTTTTGATCCAGGTTGTGCCGAACCTCAAGCGCCCCACCAACTTCCTGCTCGACAAGTTCTTTCCGAACATCGTCAATTCGGATTCGGAATTCGTCTCGATCGACGTGGACGTCGGCAAGCGCCGCATGGCGCCCTTCGTCTCGCCGCTCGTCGAAGGCAAGCTGGTCGAGCAGCGCCGCATGCAGACCAATACGTTCAAGCCTGCCTATATCAAAGACAAGCGGGCTCCGGATTTGCGCAAGCCCGTGCGCCGCATGATCGGTGAGCGCATCGGCGGCGACATGACCGGCGCCGAGCGTGAGATGGCGAACCTGGAAGCAGAGATGACGGACCAGGTCGATATCCTGGAACGTCGACTGGAATGGATGGCCGCCTCCGCGCTCTCGACCAGTACCGTGACCATTGCAGGTGACGGCTTTCCGACTGTGGTCGTCGATTTCGGCCGGGACGCATCGTTGACCATCGCCAAGACCGGATCGGCGAAGTGGACCCTGGCGAATGTCACGGCCGGTAACGCGTCGCCCACGTCCGACATCGAGGCCTGGCAGCGCCAGATCCTCAAGAAATCAGGTGCCGGGGTGCTCGATATCGTGTTCACGACATCAGCGTGGGAAGGCTTCATCGCCGACCCGCTGCTCAAGGGCGCGATCTACTATCCTAAGCTTGGGGACTCCGGCAATAACATCGATGTTGGCGCGAAGATCGCGCGCGGTGCTGTCTACAAAGGCAGATGGGGACAGTACGATCTCTGGATCTACAACGAATGGTACGTCGACACGGGCACCGAGGGCGGCACCGTCGACAAGGAGTACCCGATGCTGACCGACGGCACCGTGGTCCTGTCCGGACCGGACATGATGGGCACGCGGGCGTTCGGCCAGATCCTCGATCCGGAGTTCAATTACGCCGCGCTGCCCTATGCGCCTAAGACCTGGGTCGAGAAAGACCCAGCCCAACGCCTCATCCTGATGCAGTCGTCGCCGATCGTGATCCCCTCGCGGGTCAATGCGGCGCTGGCGGCGTCGGTATGCGACGCCGTCTACACCTGATCATTGATCGGTGAAATTCTGGCGCCGGCATTCCGCCGCGCCATCAACACGGAGAGAAAATCATGGGCCAGCAAGACCCGCGCCAGAACCAAGGCGGCGGCCAAGCTGTCGTCGCAGAGAAGATCGCGCGCGGTGTTGTCGCGCGCGGGCGCACGGTCGATGTTCCGGAGGGCGAAAAGCTCATCGTCAACCATACTCTGGAGGGGAGGCCCGTCTATCGCCGCGCAATCAGATCGTATGGGCCCGGTCACGAGGTTGAATTGCCGGCGGCCGAGATCGCAAGCTTGCGCGAGCGCGGCTTCCTGATCGACCCGGGCCAGCCGCTCCCTCCGCTTGGCGACGGCCCGCACTACACGGAGACGGGCTCGCACGCGAACGCCGCCTGATCTCGGTCCGGTGCGCTCGCCGCCCGGCGCAATTGATCGGGCACGGCGATGGATGATTTCCTGTTGGATAATGTCCGTCGCCGTCCCCAGTCGGCGATCCAACCAGCGGCGACGCCAGTGACCCCGGCCGGCGAGAAGCTAGAAACGTTTCTGACCGTCGCGATCGCCGAGCTGAAGGGTGAGGCTGTAAAGGGTGCACCGATGAAAGAGAAAATCGCGGCGTTGCGGGAATTTCGAACGCAGCAGCGCAAGATCCTCGATGCGAAGATCGACGCCACCAAGGAGAAGGCCAAACAGGTCTATTCCCGTGCCCACGCGGCCGCCGATCGCGAATTCGACGAAGTGCGGGAGATGGATGCCGAGCTCGACCTCCTGGATGACGAGGTCAATCAATTGATCGGCGGCAACAGCCCTCCCAAGTAGGACGGCTGCGCGAGCTCCACCAGGCCGTCCGGCAATTGAGGGGCGCTATCTAAAATGGATTTCTCCACCCTCGTCCTCGGCCCGGCAATGGAGGCGTTCTCCCTGCCGGTCACCATCACGCCGCTGAAATCGAAGCCTATGGCCGCGCCATACCAGGCGCGTGGGGTGTGGACGATCACGGACGTCGATATCGTGACCGAGGACGGCGGCACGTTCTCGAACCGGACGCTCAAGTTCGGGATCAGGCTGCTCGAATTCACCGTCGCTCCAAAGCAGGGAGATTTGATCACGACCGCCGTTTCCGGCCTCCCGCTGGCTTACTGGCAGGGCGCTATCGATCCCTCCGGCAACATCGATCTTCTGGTCGACGACTTTCGGCCAGACGGACAGGGCGGCGCGACACTGATCGTCAAGCGCGTTACGACATGAGCACGCTTTCGGTCCAGATCCGGGATGCCGCTTTCACGCGCATCACGACGGTCATCACGAGCTTCGCCTCGACGCGCAAGACTCCGTTCCCGACCATTCAGACCGACCAGGTGCCGGCGCTGGGCGTCTTCCTGTTGCGCGAGCAATACAGCCCGGACGGCGATGCCGATGTCGGGCCGCCGCGCTATGTCACCGATGCCACAATCGCGATCGCCGTGGTCAACCTGTCGAGCGATCCGGCGGTGCTCGACGGCTCGATCGATTCCGACGTCGACCTGATCCTCGACACGCTGCTGTGCGACCCGACCTTTCTCGATCTGCGCGACACGGTGACCGGCCAGCCGATCATCGAGGCGATACCGCAGATCACGCGCACCACGCGGTTTCCGAAGGAAGGCGAGACCTACTATTGCGAGGTCTCGCTGCAGATGACGTTCCGGTTCCGCTGCTTCTTCGAGCCGCTGGCGCCGAACGAACTCGAGATCGTATCCGTGCAAGCCGAGCCGTTCGGCTCTGCCGGCGCCACCTTCACCACTCAATTCGACGTAGGGAGCTGATCAGATATGGCCAAGATCACGGTCTACCCGACCAAGGAGAACGCACTCAACATCCAGCATCCGATCGACGGCCCGCTCAAGGCGGCGGGCTCGATCTGGGAGCAGGACGGCTTCACCTCCCGCATGCTGACGGATGGCGCCGTGACGCGGGATGAGGCGAAAGCCTGGCAACCGACGAAGCCGGTCGATCCGGCGGCGCGTCCGGCGCACGCCACGGATTGATCCTCGCGTTCTGATTTAGCTTCCCTCTTCCACGATCCGCGCTGGAGAAACGAACATGAGCATTTCGGTTGGCATTCCCGAGAATTGGAATCTTCCGCTGTTTTGGGCGGTGGTCGACGGGACCAAGGCGGGCAACCTGACCGAGGCCGGGCGCGCGCTCCTGGTCGGGCAGATGTTTACCACGGGCGGCAACGCCGGCACGGCGGCGGTGAACGTTCCGATCCCGGTCGGCTCGGTCGCGCTCGCCGGCCAGCTGTTCGGCGTGGGTTCGATGCTCTATCGCATGGTCAAGGCTTTTTTCAATTGCAACACGACCCAGCAATTGTGGGCCGTTCCGGTCGCGGACGGCACCGGAACCAAGGCCGCCGGCAGCATCGCCATCTCGGGGTCGCTTGCGACCTCCGGGCTGTTGACGATCTATATCGCCGGCCAGAAGGTGCAGGTGTCCGTCGCCTCGACCGATACCGCCGCGGCCATCGCCACCAATCTGATCGCGGCCATCAACGCCATCCCCGACATGCCGGTGACGGCCGCGGTGGACGTCACCCACGCCTATCAGGTCGATCTCACCTGCCAGTGGAAAGGTTTGACCGGCAACGACATTACGATCGTCCCGAATTATCTCGGCATCTTCAACGGCGAGTCGCTTCCTGCGAACATGACGCTCACGATCGTGGCGATGAGCGCGGGCACCGGGGAGCCTGATTTCACCGCGGCGATCTCCGCCACACAGGTGACCGACTTCGATTACGTCGCGCTGCCCTATACCGACGGCGCCAGCATGGGCGCGTGGGCGATCGAATTCGGGTTCGGAGCGACCGGCCGCTGGAATTATGCCCGGCAACAATACGGCATGATCCTCGGCGCCTATCGCAACGATTATGCCGACGCGCTCACCTTCGGCCTGGCGCAGAATGCGCCCGTCGTCTCCACCATGGTGATTGAGCAGGATTCGCCGACGCCGGTGTGGGAATGGAGCGCGGCCTATTGCGCGCTTGCGGCGCTCGGCTTCACCGACGATCCGGCGCGGCCGCTGCAGACGCTGGAGATGCCCGGGATCCTGCCGGCGCGCATCCAGAACCGTTTCATTCAAGGGCAGCTCAATGCCCTGACCAATAGCGGCCTGGCGATCCAGGCGACGGCGCCGAGCGGCAACCCGATGATCCTGCGGGAACAGTCGCAGTATCAGCTCAACAGCTTCGGCCAGGGCGACACTGCGTTCGGGCTGCTCACGGTGCTGGCGACTCTGCAGGAGCTGCTGCGCCGGATGAAGGCGGCGATCACCTCCAAGTATCCGCGCGTCAAGCTGGTGCCCGACGGCACCCGGCTCGGCCCTGGGCAGGCCGCGGTCACGCCGACCGACATCAAGGGCGAGCTGATCTCGGAATTCGGGCAGGCCGAATTCGACGGTCTGGTTGCCGACTTGCCGGACTTCAAGGCGAACCTGATCGTGGAAATTGACGATCAGAACCCGAACAAGCTCAAAGTGCTGTGGCCGCCGCAGCTCGCCGGGCAGCTGCGTCAGTTTGACGTGCTTTGCCAGTTTCGATTGCAATACTCCCCGATTTCAGCAGCTTAGAATCGAAGTTTTGACTGCTGTACAACGGCGTTTCTATGGCCTATGTAATTGGGCCATGGAAACGAAAACGTGCCGTTCTTGTCAAAGAACCTATCCGCCTGAAGATTTTGGGCGGCACGGATCCTATTGCAGGTCATGCATGGCCGCGCGTGGGAGGGAATATTATCGGGCTCATCGCAGCGAATGCATTGCCAGGGCGACTATCACCACGAGGGAGCGAAGGAAGCATCCCGAGGTTCGCGAGAAGGAGAGAATTAGTTCCAGGGAGGCGAAGCGGCGGCAACTTGCGGACCCCGTCGAATACGAAAAACATCTTGAGCGCGGGCGAAGGTGGCGCGCTGAAAATCCCGAGAAGGCTAAGAAATTCAAGCACGAACAGCCGGAAATGAAGGCCGCCCGGAATCTTCGACGGAATGAAAAATTTAGAGCGACGCCCGAGGGCCGCGCGAGGCTGAATGCACAAGCGCAGAAATGGCGCGCCGCGAATCGAGAAAAGGCTAGAACTACCGTTCGCAGACGCCGCGCTCGCCTTCTAAAAGCTGTAGGCAGTCACACTGAATCTGATGTTCTCGCGCAATTGGAAAAGCAGGGGCATCTGTGTTTCTGGTGTGCGACGGATATTTCTGATGATAGTCATGTTGTTGATCATTATGTTCCTCTCGTTAAAGGGGGAACGGACGGCCCAGAAAATATCGTAGGCGCCTGTAGAAGCTGCAATTGTCGCAAATGGGCGCTCGATCCTGACGAATTCCGCAAGCGTCTCATACGCAGTGGCGTGATCGTGCCGCCCGCCGAATAATTGGCGCGCCCGCATCAAAGCGGCAGCGCTCGCTTCCAAGAGCCTAATCGGCACCATCGACGGCTTTTTTGATTCCAAAAAATGGAGAAAACGGATGGCGACGACGAATCGTATAGGAGGGGTCTTGTCGCTCAGAGTTGACGGCAACAACTACGAAGCGCGCGGAAATTTCAACGTCACGCCCTCGAAGGTCAAGCGCACCGGCGTCGCCGGCCAGGACGGCGTGCACGGCTATATCGAAGAGCCGGTCGTGCCGACGATCAAGGGCGACATCTCGATCGGCAACCAGCTGTCGTTCGATTCTTTCGAGCAGATCACCGATTCGACCGTGCAACTGGCGCTCGCCAACGGCCGCACCTATGTGCTCACCGAGGCGTGGGTGACCTCGGCCTTCGTGATCGATGCGCACGATGGCAAGTTCGAAGCTACGTTCGAGGGAATGAGCTGCCAGGAAATTTAAAGTCGCGCGTTTGTTTCTCAGTTTGTGAAAGTGCCCGACCATGGATGATGAGCAGGCCAAGCCGGAACCGGAAGCAACGGGCGATGATGCGATCGTGGTGACCTTGTCGAAGCCGATCCCGGTGTTTGATGAGAAGATTACGACCTTGAGCTTCCGCAGGCCGTTGGCGGCTGACATTTTTGCGTGCGGCGGAATACCCGTTATTTTTGACCCGGTTTCGTCACCGCCCCGGATCAAACATAACGCAGTGCGCATGACGGCGATGATGGCGCGGCTTTCCGGAGTTCCCAGTTCGTCACTTGGGCGTCTTGGGCCGTCAGAATGGGTTTTCGCCGCTTGGAAGCTGAGTGAGTTTTTTATCCCGATGTCTAATCAGGGAGAGGAAGGTGTAGTTACGCTCTCTGAGCCGATCACGGTTTCCGATGAGAAAGGTGGTGAAAAGATAGTGGCGACCATGAGGTTCCGATCGCCGACTGCTGCGGACATCATTCAGGTCGGCAACCCGGTTTCTTACAGCCCGGCTTTGATGGCGCCGCCGGAAATTGATTTTCATGTCGGCTCGATGATGACAATAATGGTGCGGTTATCAGGCATCCCAATCGAGGCGATCGCGACCATGCAAGCGCGGGATTGGGTTACCTGCGCGTGGGAATTAAGCCCTTTTTTTATTCCGCCGACGGGACAATCTCCGTCGGCGACAATTTAATTGATGCCTGCATCGATCTGGCGCTTCTGTTTAAGATCGACCCATGGACGGTCATGGGACGCCCGGAATGCGAGATCGCTGAAATCTATCGCCGCGCAACATTGCGGATGAAGCGCCTCGGGATGGACGAGTAAAAGAGAGCGCCATGTCTGAAGACGAAACCCTCAGAATGGCGGCGGAGGTCGTTGACAAGTTCAGCGGGCCGCTACGCCAGATGCAGCGGTCGCTGGCCGCGCTCTCCAACCAGGTCAAGGGTTCGCATAAGGCCGGCGTCGACCAGGCCAAGGAACACGCCAAGGCCTTCGACAATCTGCATCACTCGATCAAGGACGTCAGCGAGCGGGTGCGCGGTGCACTTACTCCGGCGCTTGCGGCGTTCGGGGTCGGGGCGCTCTCGGCCGCCGGCGGGATTGCGGCGGTGGCGGCGGCGATCAAGGATTTTGCCGGTACCTCGCGGCAGCTGTCCGATGTGTCGAAGGAGGTCGGGCTCTCGATCCAGCAATTGCGGGTCTATGAGGCGCTGGCCAATCGTGTCGGCTCGTCCGG